TACGTCTGCGCATTATCCCACGCAGTAGTCGCTATCTCCGCCACTGTCGGCGCAGTGCCTTCGAAAAATCCCTTAATTGCATCCCATGCCCCGGAAGCTGCCGTTTTAGCATTGTCCCATGCGGTTGTTGCGATTTCCGCCACGGTGGGAGCCGTCCCCTCGAAGAAACCTTTGATTGCATCCCACACGCCACTTGCAGCAGTCTTAGCGTTATCCCATGCTGTAGTTGCTATCTCTTTAACTGTCGGAGCAACGCCCTCAAAGAATCCTTTGATAGATGTCCAAGCAGTTGAAGCGGCTGTTTTGGCATTGTCCCATGCAGTCGTTGCGATTTCCTTGACGGAGATATCGCTGTTAAAGAACCCCTTTACTGACTCCCAAAGCCCGGACGCGGTACTGGTGATCACGTTCCATGCATCTGAAACGATGGGGGGGACTGTTATGAGGCTTCCGAAAAATCCGGTAACTGATGACCAGATATTCGAAGCAGTTTCTTTAATTAACTCCCAGGCACCCGTTGCAATCTCTCCGACCGAGATTTCACCGCTGAAAACGCCCTTGATGCCTTCCCAGATTCCAAGAGCAAAATCTTTGATTCCGTTCCAGATATTTATGACTGCGTTGCGGAAATCCTCGTTTGTGTTCCACAACGTCACAAGCACCGCCGAAATGCCCGCAATAGCCGCTATGACGATTCCAGCAGGGCCAGTTACAGCCGCGACAACTTTTGAAATCACAGGAATCATGGCGGGGAGCCGTACGAGCAATCCACCAACGCCGCTTGTTATTTTGGAAAGCACCAAAATTACAGGCCCTGCCGCCGCCGCGAACATACCGATTTTTGCAATCAGTTTCTGTTGCGCCGGAGTTAACCGATTAAATTTGTTGGTCAAGCCCTGTACAAAGTTGACAACCTTTTGGATTGTCGGAGCCAGTGCTTCGCCTAGGGAAGTAACCAGTACATCAACAGACGACTTAAGCTGTTCGATGGAACCGCCGAAACCGCTCATCATGGCATCCGCCATATCTTCGGTCGTGCCGGTTGTGTTGTCCATCGCGCCCTGCAGGTCACCGAGATCCATGCCGATGGCGTTTATAACGTCATCGTACGTTGTGCCGTCATTGGTGCTTTCAAGGAGCATTTCCGCAAACGTCTCAGCACTTCCGCCGCAAGTATTAAGAGCCGATTCGAAATCGTCAGCGGTAATTCCGAGAGTTGACAGCCTGTCTTTCATTCCGTCGACGTCGCCGCCAGCGGCAGTGACCTGTTCCGTGAAGCTGTCCATCGTCATGCTCGCGCCCTGGATGGACTCACTCAGGCTGTTTACTTCGTCCGGGGCCGTATTGATCAACGCAAGCCACGGGGCCATTTGGTTCTTACCAAAAATCGCACTAGCCGCCGCGATCTGTTCGGACTCTGACAATCCCGCGAACGCATCATGCAGTTCCCTCTGTATGGTCACAGAGTCTTTCATGGAGCCGTCCGTGTTTGTGACGGAAATGCCTAGCTGTTCCATCATCTCCGCGCCGTCTTTGGCGGGAGAAATCAGACGGGCAAAGCCGGTTTTCAAGCTGTTAGCCGCTACACTGGCATCAATACCATTGTTCGCCATGACGCCCATATACGTAGCGGCATCCTCTACTTTGTAGCCTGCCGCGGAAAAGATGGGAGCCGCAACGGACATAGCACCGGAAAGACCGTCAACGTCAAGGGCGGAATTGTTACATGCCGCCGCAAATACATCAGCATAATGAGATGTGTTTTCGAAGCTATCGCCGAAACCATTGATTGTTCCGACAAGGCCCGCAGAAACCGTGTCAAGATTGCCGCCTTCGCCTGCCGCAAGGTTCATAGCCGGAGCCAATGCCGCCGCTGCCTGTTGCGCGTCAAGACCCGCGCGAGCGAAGTTCAGCGTTGCTCCCGCGGCATCCTTCATGCCGAACGTACTGTTTGCCGCGGCGTTCTTCATGGCGGTATTCAGTAGCTCCGCCTCGTCCGCCGTGTTGCCCATTGTCTTGTTGGTCAAGGCCATGGTTTTATCAACTTCCGCAAAAGACGCAACCGCCATTGTACCGATGCCGACAAGCGGAGCAGTGACGTATGTGGTCAACCCCTGCCCGATTTTCTCGCCGACCTCGCCGATCTTCTGCATTTTGCCGCCAACGTCTTTGAGAGTTGCGCCGAACGGAGTGCCACCGGATTCCTTCAACTCCTGGTTCATCCGGTTTAGTTCGGTTGTCAGGTTATTGACCTTTGTTGAAAATTCGTGTGCAGCTGTCGAATCGTCACCGTATTTATTTTTGATTTTTTCTAGGGTTTCTTCAGCCTGTGAAACTGCCTGTTTCTGTAGCGCAATCTTTTGGGTTAAGGTTTCGACTTTTTGGCGGTTTGTGGCTTGCGCCCTGCCGTATTTGTCAAATTCTGTTGCGCTTGCTTTCAGCTGTGCATTTAAATCTTTTGTTTGCGCAGCGATATTCTTTATACTCTTGTTGTATTCCTCTGCGCCGTCTAGTTTCAATTTGACGCTTACAGTAGCCGCCATAAAATCACCTCAGTGCAATTGCTTCGTCATAATCCATAACCCGTTTTGGGTGTATCTCTATCGCATATCCGTTAGCGATGTAATAGCATGACAACATGTCCAGCATCTCCCCGACAGGGGTGTCTAAAACGTCAGAGCGCGTCATGCCGAACTGCAGTCCGTACCACAAAAGCCACTCAACCGTCAGGACTGATTTTCTGGCTGAGCGGTGCCCTTTTTTCTTGGGGCGGGCTTCGTCCTTACGTGCGTTTCGCCGCCCGCCTGCATGGCCTGCATTGCCTCCGTGACCAGGGCAAGGAACGTATCCTGGTCCAGATCCATCAGCTCGTCCATGGTGATCGGCCGTGCTTCTTCCGCGCGATGATCAGAACTCATGCAGTATGCCGTCGACATTGCGATGATAAAACGAGCCTGATTTTCGATGACATTTCCCCATGTGCCGTTCAGTGACTCCCCGAGTCTCGAAAGATCTCTTTCCGGTGCAATATCCACGATCATTTTTGCTGCCCGCATATTGTAGGCAAATCCAACCTCTCTGCCGTTTACTATCATGCTGTCCTCCCTTTAAAAAATGCTGCCGGCTGAGGCTCGCCACCTCACACCGGCAGTTAATAGATCTGTATGTCTCAGGTTGTGATACCAAGAGCGGTCTTCAGTGCCGCCTCTGCAGCTGCCTCAGTATCAAAGCCTGCCTCGTTGACTTTCTTCCAGTTGTGATTGCTGGAGTCGTCGCGGAACAGAGTGAACTCCATAGCAGAGGTCTGATACTCAACGCCGTCCTCACGTGTTGAAGCCTCATCATCGATCGAAGCGAGACGTGCTTTGCATGCGATCGTCGGAACCCATGTATGAACTCCGCCGGAAACATACTCAACGATCCAGCCAAGTCCGACATACGGCTTCTCAGCGCTGTCGCCATGCGCAACCCATCCGTCAGTGTCTGCTGCCGGAGTACCCTCAATGAGTGCCTTAGCAGCTGCAAGCGGATCATCGCATGTCAGTGTGCAGGTGCCACCCGTGAATGTTCCGCCCTCAGACTCCTGTACGTCGTTATCAGCGTAAAAGTCTGTGTTGTCGGAATATTCCGGGCTCATGGAGACATTGACACCACGTGCCAGTCTCATACCGCCTGTGTAAGTCACAGTGCCATTAGTGTTTGCGTACGTAGCTACGTACGGGAGTGAAAATCCTACCCTAACTCTACCAAATACCATTTTTTATACCTCCATTACGGCAAAATCTGCCGAACCTGTCTATCAAATTCCTGTTCCATTGCGCTCTGCGCTGCGCCTGTGCTTCCGTTTACCGCCTGGGAAAAAAAGTGTGTTGGCTGTATCCAACTGCGTCCGGATTCGGCTGCGTCTGCTATGGCTGAATTTGCTTTTCCGTCTGCATTTCTGCCGCCGAAACCGATTTTTACATTAACGCCTGTGCCTGTATCAATCATTTTCGTGATACCAAAGCCATCAACAAGCCCCTGTTTCTGTGTCGGGGTAATGCCTGTTTGCATTCCCGGACTTTTCGGGTCACTCTCCTCCGGCCTTGTCGGTATGCCATTAATAGATGATTTGATACTGTTAGCCATTACGCCTGCGCCCTCATACAAAGAACGCTTTGCAAATTCTTTTCCCTTGTCTCCCAACTCCTCCATTTTTCGGATGAGTTCGTCAAGGCCTTTAACTGTTAGCTTTGTTGCCATCTACGTCCCACCGCCATTCATAATGTATCAAACCCGTTTCCGGCTCGTAGTTGACAGCGGACAGATACCAATAAGCCGCCGACCGATTGAGAAATGACTGTATATCATCGCAAACCGGGTCGAATTCTTTATTGGTGTAGTAACTGATTGACCCGCTTATCATCTGTTCCGCTTTCCGGCTGTCCGCTTCAAAACTGTCCGCTTCGCTGTCCTCTGCCCAAACAGCAAAAGGCGCAGCGGCGTTTTTCCCTCTGGTGTAGTGGTATGTTTTTGAACAGATAGCCGCAAGGCCGGAACCGAACCATTTTAGCTTTTCCTGCAATGTCATGC